TCCTTTAAATAATTTATTTAAACCACCACCTGGTTCAAATAGATAAGTGCCTCTAATGTTAAATTGTTTTTTTTCTGGATCATAAGTAGAAGTTATTACTGATTGATCTCCTTCATAATCTAAACCTACTGTATATGGACTTCTTTTATAAGTATTTGATTGTGTAATTGCCTCATCCATAAAAGGAAAATCATATTTTATATTTCTAGAATTTCTTTGTTTGTCTAAACTTCCAGTTGCATATATTCCATCTTTTATTTTATATCTAATATCACCGCCAGATAACTGTGATTTATCTGAAACTGTTGTAAAAGGATTTGGAGAAAAATCACCTGAAGTAATATTTACTCTAGGATTAATTTCTAGATCACCTAATTTTATTGGATATTTTTTATAATATTTAGATATGTCTTCTTCTGACATATCACTTTCAGAAAATAATTTTTCTAATTCTCTGTTACTTAATTCAGTGTCTTTACCTATTAATGGCAATAGTTCTTCTGGATATAATCCTCCACCTTGCCTTAAATTAACTCTACCTCCTTTTTTATAATTGAATACTGGTGATCCTTTACGTTTTAAAAATCTTCTAAAGCCAGCATTAGTATCTGGAAATGATTCAGGATCTGCATTAATTAATTCTATAAATTCTTCTTTAAGTAATTTTTTAACATCTTCAGATACAGATCCACCATCTTTAAAGTTTATATCCGATGGATCAAAGTTTGGATCATCGGGTAATCTTCCTCTTGTATCTTTAGTAGTTTTTAATTTATTATAAACTTCATTTAAACTTTCATTAGTATTCTTACCTGTAATTAATTCTTTAGCTTTGCTTCCAAATATATTTTCAAATACATCTTCTGCTCTACCTCTAGATAATTGATCTATTTGTTTTGCATTTAATGAAATTAAGTCATCATCTAAAAATTGTTTAATTAAAGTTTCAGCTTCAATAGTTTTTCTACTAATAGGAGCAACTCCTTTTTCTCTCATTAAACTTTCAAGTCCTGGTCCTGTAATCTTTTCTTTAGTTGCAAGATCTACAACTTCAGCAGTTGTTTCTTTTGGTTTAACAACGCCTATAATTCTTTCAACGTTATCATTAAATGTTTTTAATTGTCTTTCTGTAAATTGACCTACATAGTCAGAAGCATTTTGAACTATGCTTCTCATACTATCTACAACTTCTGGTTTTGAATAATCAAAATCTTTTGGGGTAACTTTTCTATTAATTAATCTATCTATTTCTGATCCTGGTATTGGAGTCACATTTGTTCTACTACCAATATTAGGTTTAATTCCTAATTGTTTTAAATTTTCAAAAAGTTTAAATAGGATTTGTTTCATTTAGTAGTATTCCTTTTCCTCATGAATAATTTTTTCATCTGCATAGTCCTCTGGGTGTTCAATAAAGCCACCCTGTCTAAATCTCATTACAGCCTGTGTCATTGAGTCAACGAGGTCATCATGATCTCCATATGGAAATGCCGCGCATTCCTCAATAACCTCTTCTGCAAACTTATGTTCTGGAGCCCATATTTGACCTGATTCAAATAACGGTGCTACAGCATTTACTCTAGAGTGCTTATCATTTCCTTTGCTTGGTGTAAAGTTAATGACTGGAATACCCATCTTACGTAATTCATAAGTTAGCGGTAATCCTGATGCTTTTGATTCCACGATCACCGAATCGGGTTTCCAATAGTAATACTGTTCTAATGCTTTACGTCTTAACTCTGGAAACTCTAATCTTTCCTTTACTGAATCTAATAGTATTAAATTCGGTCCGCTGTCCTCGCTTGGATAAAATACACCCCAAGTCGTAATAGCTGAAAAGTCAGCAGATTCCTTTTTAAGAAATGCCGTGTCATAACTTTGAATCACATGATACAAAGATGGAATATAATCTCTATCCCACTTACGCCACCATTCACGCTTAATGATTGATCCTTCTTCTGATGTAGGATTCTGCATCCATTGAGCATTCCATTTCTGAATAGACAATGATGCTTTTACAGATTCTAATTCTGATAACTTCCAATACTCTGGCCATACAGGAGTATTGTTTGGAAGGATAGCTGGAAACTCTACAACCTCCCATTGATCTGACTTTAATTCTTTTTGAGCCCCGATCAACGCTCCGGTAAGATCTTTCAACGACCAACGCGTCATAACCACAACTATTTTTCCACCGGGTTGTAATCGCTGACGTGGACCTGAAGTATACCACTCATAAGCACGCTCCAATGATTCTGGATTCATAGCGTCTTGTTCCGAGTGTGGATCATCGATAATAAGTAAATCCGCTCCGCGGCCCGTGATCGCCCCGCCAACACCCGCTGCAAAGTATTCACCACCTTGTTCTGTTTCCCAACGGCCCGCGGCTTGTGAATCTTCGCGCAATGTAGTTTTAAAAAATGTTTTATATTCTTGGCTATCAATTAAATGTTTTGCTTTTCTACCAAAGCGTACCGCAAGTTCAGTTGTATGGGTTGTTTGAATAATTTTTAATTTAGGATTCTTACCAATCATCCAAGCAGGAAGTAAGAATGATGCAAATTCAGATTTGGTATGTCTTGGTGGCATGTTAATAATTAATCTATTAATCTTTCCTTCTGCAAGACGATTAAATTGATCAGCAATTTTTTTATGATGAGAACCTTCAACAAAATCTGGCCAGACTGCTTTTACAAAAGTTAAAAAGTCTTTATGTACCTTTTCTTCCTTTTTCTTCTCATCTAACTTTATTGCATACTTCATAAAATCCTTACGTGCATCCACGGGGAGTTTATTCAGATCTATCTTACTTAAATCCATAAAATTTTTTTATAAAATTTTTTATAAAATTTTTTCACCTTTGATATTTTTTTACAATGTATTTATCACGGTTAAATGTCTAAATCTAGGTCTAAAGGGTAATCTGTTGGGACCCCTATATATTTTAAGGGGGATGGGGGGTCACGGACTATCGGCATACTAGATCCCTTGGGACCCACAAGGAGGCGCGCAACAGCGCGCCGTCCCCGAGCCGCGAAGCGGCGAGGGCTGCACCCTGCCCGCGCAGCGGGCGTGACATTTATGCAACACTGTATCCACAATGCAACGGTCTACCTATCCCCGACCCACGGCCCGCGAAGCGGGCCCGAAGAAAGGAGAGCCGCGCAGCGGCGCACAACCTATGCGCGAGCATGCGCACAACCTATGCGTGTACAACGCAGGCGCGCCTGCGACAATATGTCGCATTGACATATTGCGATCCGTTGTTCTTGATTCGTGGATCGTTGATAAATATTTATTTATATATTGACTTGACTATTATTATGGGATAATCTATTATTATAAATAGAAAGGATGATTATGAAACAAGTAACAAGACAAGACTTATATCAGTTCAATGCTGATATGGATGATATCGCGGATCTATTCCTTGATGTTATCAACGGCAAGAATAGCGCGGAGGAGATTAAAGATATAATTGATTTCGCACTTAACAAACCAACAAAGGAGGATGAGTAATGACATTAGAACAATTATCACACAACTACTTCCACGACTGGTTAAGTGGCAAATATAACGAAGGTGAGTTTATGGGCAAAGCTTCTCACTTATCAACAATGTTTATTGACGAAGCGCGATCCTTGGCTCTTGCTCCGCATGAAGATATCATTGCAGAAGCAGAGACTTTAGAAGAAGCGGTGAATGAGAGAATATCAAAATGGAGTTGCCAATGATTGAGTTCTTTAAAGAACTCTACGCGTTCCTCGTAACGGGGGCCGGCGTTACGCTATTGGTTGGTGTGATGTTATATTGGTATATGATTTATACTGACAATAAGCAAACAGACGATTTTGATAAGAAGTACCGCGAATCGCGGGACGTTAAACGCAAATAGATTCAAGAATTAATCGCCTCCGATTAATGCCTCCTGGATCGCGGTCCAATCATCCTGGGCCGCGGTCTTCGCATCGCGAAGCGAGGTGCGTAGTTCGTGGATCGCGGAGCTTTGATAAAGTTTTACAGAAGAGGCAGAGGCGCCTCTTACTAGGATAAAATTACGCTTTGTCATGGTTGTGTGAAATAGAATCTGATGAGGTGAAAGATGTATTTTATTACCATTCGCTACTTTAAGTTCAACCATAAAAAATCCACAAGAATCATGATATCCCAATAGATCTGGAACTCCAAAGGATGCCCAAGACTCTAGTCTTGTCCATTTAATTTTAGGTGTATTTTTCTTAACTTGTTGCCAAAATTTAGACTCTGGTTTCATCGTACCTAAACGACTTGACTGGAGCGTATAACTTTAGACATTTTATGTTTTTCTTTCTCGGTAACTAATACAATTCTGTGAGTTTCATATGGACCAATCAACATGTTTTCCATTAATTTAACTTCAGTAATGTCATGTAGATCTCCATTAGGCATTTGAACTTGAATACGTGCATTGGCTCCAACTTCAGAACCTTTAACAAACTTAGTTAATATACTTAATAGTGTTTTACCGTTTACCATAATATTTTAGGTGGGGCCCAGTATCTGAAGGCATAATCATTCATCTTCTCGTAAGCCGACCCCACACCATTTCATCGGAGATTAATGTTACGATTGATTTGTACTATAAGTTACGATATATGTCAATATTATGGGTGTACCAAAAGAATTAACAGAACGACAAATAAAATTTGCAGAGTTATTAGTTTTTAACGAAGGTAGAAAAACTAAAACTGAATGTGCAATGGAAGCTGGGTATGAAACAAGACCTAGACAAGCTGGACATGAATTAACTAATCCAAAGATATCTCCATTAGTTGT